TTCATTGAATAGCCTTGTCGCATTACGATTTCTAATGTATCGCCACCAGTCCATGCTGGGTCAATACCGATAATTGTCGGTAAGTTACTAAAATCATTAGGCTTATGTACTCGCTTTTGTGCCTCATCTACGATTGATGCGGAGATAAACTGCGTATCAGATGCACTAGGGAATAACCCTCTTACACGCACCTTTACAAAGTCGCTATCCTCACCATGAATATCAACCCATTCTTGCAACTTGGCTTTGTTTGAGATTTTAACAGTACGACTATCAATTTGATATGTAGTCCAATAGTTACGATGTTTTCTGAAACACTCTCTAAACCTACCACTATTACGTGTAGGGTTACCAAACACACACCAGATAATCTCGGTTTCCTTATCTGTTAAAGCACCCTCTGTTACTTCCCATATCTTATCGGATATTGCGGATGCCTCATCAAATATGATTAGTATTCGGTTGCCTTGATTGTGCAAGCCTGCGAATGCTTCAGGGTTGCTTTCACTCCATGGAATAGCATCTATCCGCCATGTTTTCTCGTACTGCTTGTCAGCACTAAACAAAGCCGTAGCGGTATAGGTGAATAACTCCTTGCCTATGAATAGGTTGTACCATTTGTTGAGTTCCGCCCAAGTCTTAGACTTTAACTGTGTATCAGTATTAGCAGTAACTACACCTCTCGTATTCTCATGTGTAGCAATAGCAAACAGAATTAACAATGAAGAAAAAGCGGACTTTCCAATACCATGACCAGATGCAACTGCAATTTGTATTGCCTTAGCTAATGACTTTCCCTTACGTAGTTCTTCACCTATTTTCTTGAAAGTCTTTACTTGCCATTCGTCAGGACCATCAAAATTTTCTAAAGGTGTACCTTTCTCACCCCAAGGAAAAGCAAAATAAACAAAGCCTAATGGATCATGAGTGAATGAACCCAACGCATCAATCAGTTGTGCCTTGTTGTACTTCATCTGATTTCACCCTTGCTTGCTTCATTCGGTCTGATATATCAATCTCTATTTCTGCATCAAGTTTCACCTTATCAGTAAATAGCATATGCCTTTTACCTAACAATTCTGCTGCCTTGGTTCTATCTGCTACAGATACATCCAAACCAAATGCATCCTTTTCTTCACCAATCATCACACGTGTTAGATATTCCAACACTTCATCAGCAGTTGCGATTGTATTTTTACTACGTTCTGACATTACAGCATCTATATATTGGCGCACCTTAGGTTTTCTTAGCATCTTACTTCCTGTTACACTTGCACTATTTTCTGCATATCCAGCCTTAATAGCACTCTGTGTTGCATTGGTAGTCTTGATATACTCATCTGCAAATATTCGTTCTTTTTCAGTTAGTTTACTAGCATCTGCCATATATCAATCACCACCTTTATATGCTTTAACTAAAAAAAGTAACACCTCGTGTTGCTTGGTGCTACTGTACTCACTTTCTTTTTTATAGAGTTGTCCTTGTTTAAAGGTCTTACCCTTTTTATACTTTTCAGGGAATGCTAGCTTATACTCTTCCTCTGTGTACATTCGACTGACAATATATATCTTGCAAGGCTTATCGTATTTACTCCATGATTGCCTTGTATCGACTACATATCGTCTACCATTCATTCGTAATGCGGTTAATAGTTTCTTTATTGTTGGTTGATAATTCACATCCAACACCACACAATACCAATCAAGATTAGTACCGCACATAAGATAGCTAAACCATCGATGAGTGTAATCATGTTATCGCCACGATGCTCGTATGCGTATTTTGCTTTAGCCTGTAGTTCTTTATTGTTCAAGTCCTTAGCTGCTTGTTTGAATAGTTTTCTATCTTCAATGAATTGTTTAATTGCTTTAATCATTTAAGTACTTCGCCACCTTTCCTTTTTAATTTGCCATGTGATCTAACACATAAGCCGTAATTACCTTTACTTGCACCGCCACAGGTTATGTATGTTTGACACAGTCCGTCATATTCAATCACCTTTGCAGTACATATGCCATTCTTATTGTTAAGGCATTTCTTTTTACAACACATTACATCTGTCATAATCTCCCCTTTATGATAGATTTATGCAAGAAATGGAGTATATCGCCGTGGATATACCCCATTTTGTGATAAATTTATTCTGTTTCATTGTGTTAATTATTCAAAACCGAAGTTATACCATCGCTCTCTTGTCGATGTAACACATAGGAATTAGCATTTCTTCTAAAACTCTACATCGTGTGTTAAGTACCTAGGAAACAAATATAACTCCAGTTTTCAATAATCACTCAAAACTAGGTGTGTTGATGATATGACAATTTACGCAATTTGGAGTTCAACTGTGAATAAGAAATACAAAGTTGGAAAAGAGAAACACACCTAGTTTTCAATGATCATTACACACTCAATACCAGTAGCTAACATTTGATGAATTATAATCACGTGTTAGGCTAAGTAAACAAGTATATGAATAAGTTATTGGAGGCGTTAGCTACCAGTATTCAATGTGTAACCAATGTAGGGTAAGTTCGTATCTATGAAAGTGATAATGTATAAGCTCTAATTGAAGATATTCGACTTACCCTATATTAGTTTGCAGTAAAATTTACATATAAAGTTTTTGTCTTAACACTTACTTCAGATTGAAATTAGAAAAAAGTATAGTGTTGTTTCCTTAGCTATCAATTATGGTTGCGCTGCTACTCTGCGACCGTTAGCGCTATACGTTCCATTTCGCCCATATACAACAAAGGCACGCTCTTTTATGGGCGTGCTTGTTGTTGTGTTTGATTTGTCCTAAGGAAAGAGTGAGTAGTAGTCGCTTAGTGGCAACTTCTACATATATATTATACCTAATAGCAAACTATAGGTACACGGACAATCACGGACATTTGCGGACATTATAGGACAAGTTTCCGCCCAAACTCCAATAATGCTTTTTGCTTGTATCGTTTAGCTTGTTTCGTAGAATAACACCCAATCATTTTGTATGCATCCTCTGTTGTATTGTTTAGCACAAACTCATAACGCAAGATGATTGCCCCTAGTTTTTCATCTAGTGCATCTATCTTGGTGATCGCATCGCATTTTAGTTTTGATAGTTCGTCAATACGCTTATCACGTTCTGCGACTGTGTCCATAAACCTTGATACACTAACCTCTAACCCTTGCGGAGTGCCACCGCCTGTTACTCTATCCTTACTGTAATCAATCGCACCTATAGATGTAAGGTTCGCTCTTAACTGATTGATTTCTTCTTTAATAGATGCAATCTGTACATCAATTAACTTAACAGGTTGTAGATACTCAACCGCCTTTTCTATTAGTTTCTTTTCGTCTAATTCACCCAAACACTTCACCTCACATTTTCAGTCCAACGTATAGCAATATAATAAGCATTAGCAAAATTACATCAATCATACACTCATCGCCGTATTTATCACACATTCTAGTCAACCAATACACAATAAACACATATACTATAAAATCAAATACAGTATTCCACATATATTTATACCTCTGCTAGTTTTATATGTGTCCATTTAGTTACATCCCTATCATTTCCAATGCTCCACGATGTAGCACCATTATCCCATACCCAAACGTCCAAATAGTCTACTTTAGCAAAATATCTTCTATACCATTTGACACCATTACTGCTAACTAATACAGGTGTATCAACTTTTACTTTTGACCAATCAACAATACCTAATTCTTCTTCAATACTAAAAACCTCATTCGGTTTTAGTTTAGGTAGTATTGTTATAAACCCAGTTGCACCAATACATTTTTCACAACTACTTATCCGTAATCCATCCCCATCATCAAACATGATTGGCTTTTCATTTGTTAGATATATGTTATCGTAATTATCCGCCACAATATATCTCCATCCAGCATCATATAGCCTTTTGAATAGCCACTCCATACCCTGTTTATCTGTGATCATACTGTACCCACGCTCCTCTATCCTCATTCCATTTAAATTTAACTACATCATACAAATCAAAATCATCTATATTTTCACTTACTTTACCGATATAGAACACATCTTCTTCACTCTCAACCGCAAGCTGGCACAAGAAATCAAATGCATCTTGATAGCTTTGAGGTGCTATGTAAAAATCGGAGTGTTCTACGTAACCGCTATAGCTTGTCATCTAACAATATACCTCTCTGACATAGAGTTGTAGATTTGGTGTTTTATTTTAAGAGTAACTTTTTCAACAAAGAAATCTAATCTAAAACATTGTTCAATCTCAAATATTGTTGATAACTCTATAATAGTAAAACCAGAAAACTCATATATGATTTTTACACTACCATCATTAACTTCAATTTTAGGTTTGATTATCGTATCAGCTATAACTATTGTTAATGCACTAGCTAATAAATCAAAATTAACTCTTCTCACGCTCACCTCTTATGATAGGGCGGATATTTCACCGCCCATATCCCTACTCAATCAACTATCTTAATGTAAGCACAACTATTACATAAAAGATTATAGTTACTATCAAACCACCAATAGACATATAACCAATCATGTTATTCATCTTTCGGTTTGTTTCCCTAATGCGCCTTTCACATTCTAATTTGTTAGCTATATACTCGCTTTCATAATTAATTCGTAAAATTGCTAGTTTTAACTCTAACTCTTGTTCTCTAGTCAATCGTTCTCTAGTCAATTCATCCATTATTTGTTCGCTTTCAACTCTTCCACTTCCGCTACTAATTTAGTAACCAATGTTTCAAGTTCTTTGATTTTTCCTTTGTGGTTCAACTCATATTCAGAACCTTTGCCTAATCTGAAGTTCACACTAGCATTTACCATTTTTTCAGAACCTAATGTACCACCTACGCTAAACATTACGTGTTCATTTGGTGCGTAGAAACCGCCTAACGCTACTGCACTATGTCCTTTGTAATGACCATAACCAACGGAGAATGTCATTTTATCGTCTTTGTTGTAACCAAGATAGTGCAATGCGGATAACGCTGCATTCGCTGCACCAGCCTTACCAATTTCACGTTCTACGTTGCGTGTCATGCCACGTTCTAAACTTTCAATTCGGTTTTCATGATTTTCCAACACGTTCGCATGGTCTACCAAAGTTTGTTCGTGAGATTGTAATTGTTGTTCGTGATTGTTAATGATCGTTGCATGATTGTTGATTACTGTTTCATGGTGATTGATTGCATCACGATTTGCCTTAATGTTGCCAGCATTTACTTTGATAGCATCTGTATTATCTTGAATGGCTTTAGAATTTGCCCCTACACGCTCGTTTGTAGCATTAATGGAGTTAGTAATCGTTGTATAGTTATTATCCACCTTGGCGGTTAAATTCTTGATGTTATTTACATTGCGGTCTACACGGATATTCAAGCACTTAATATCTTTATCGTGTTTCGCTAACTTAGCACCCATAGATGCGATTTCATCGTAAGCAGCGTACAACTGACTGCCGTTGACTGCATCTGTAGATGCTGCATCAACTTGTCCAGCTGCAACATTTGTGATTTGGCGGTTATAGTACTTCACACCACCAAACCCAGCTCTATTTTTAGAACCTACACTCACTACAGATTGAGGGTTCTCACCTGCGAATACGTGAGTTACCCCATTCAACACTACTTGTTGTGTAGGTACTGGGTTATCAGTAACAGAGTTCGTTCCTAGCGCCACGCTGTTACTTTTGTCTGCGATTGTGTTGTTACCTACTGCGTAAGCATCCCATGCAGTAGCTTTACCATGAGTGCCGATAACTGTTGCCCCCTGACCTGCGGTTTCAGAGTTAGCACCAATTACCACTTGTTCTTGGTTGCTATTTGTTTTGTTGTTATAACCGATGATGGTTGTTTGGTTCGCACTTACTGTACCATTGTTAGAACCGATAACTGTTGTATCATTACCGCTAACTTTATTATCTCGACCTAAAACGATTGTGCTTGTGCCTGTAACTACTGTATTCACACCTAATGCTGCGGAGTTATAACCGCTAACTACTGGTGCAGTAGTATTTGGTTCTACTTGACCTACCACAATACCATTTGCAAATGTGCTACCTGTAATTGTTGCCATAACCATTGTTGCTAATACTAATTTGTTGTTCATGTTAATTTCTCCTTTTATGTTAATTAATTTATTAAACTTATTTACCTGTGCTGCCATAACCACCAGCACCACGTTCTGTTTTGCTTAGTTCATCTACTTCTACTACATCGACCAATTTGATTGGCACGATGATTAGTTGTGCGATGCGATCACCTCTAGCTATCGTGTAATTTTTACAAGAAACATTTTCATACACGATACTGATTTCACCTCTATAATCTTCATCGATTATTCCAACGCTATTGGCACATCGTAGAGGTGTTTTACTCATGCTACTTCTTGGTGTTAATAACCCCATGTGGTTTTGTGGCATCTCAACCGCCACACCTAGTGGAATTTGTCTTTTACTATCTGCTGGTATCGTTACACTAAACGGACAATATAGGTCTAACCCAGCTGATACTTGTGGTAAATCTGAATTTACCTTTCCCCTAGTTGGTAGTTGTGCATACTCATTAACCAACTTTACTTTCATTTGTTCCCTCAAAATTCCACACCTTTCATTTCCAATGCACGTTTTACTGTTTTATAATCAGCACCAACTTGTACACCAATACTCCTTAATGACATTCCAGCTTGATGCATTTTCAATAATGAATTGCCATCTAATTCACTAGCTCGTGTATATGTCTTTTGTGGCTTAGTTCCTACCAACCCTAAACAAGTTAATGCTCTACCAGCACTTATATTTCCATAAACACAAGCTGCTAGTGCAAGCCAGTTTAGGTTATTGTCAGGCACAAACTCACTTATATTAACTGCCATTTTCGTTACTCCACTCACTTTTCCTTATATATACGGAAGAAATCATCCGCACTTAACACTACTAACCAAGGCTTGTTACTCTTTTTCCAAGCTACTATAGGCATATCCCCATTATCTGCAGCGATTGCATCGTGTTCCGCTTGCTCATATGCTTTGCGTACATTTAGGTTTTCCACAAACTTCACTTCTTGGTGAATGTTTGGCAAACCTACACAGTCGCTTGCATCACCTGTGTTACCACAATACTGTGCAGTTCTACGGACTTTATTGAACCCATGCGACCTACACACATCTCGCCACATTCGTTCGCCCCTAGCACCTTTTTGTTTGCTATTTATTGGCAATCTTCATCACCGCCATCTTTTAAACATTGATTACACGCTTTTTTGTATATATCAACATAGATCTCTTTCTTATCTCCGTTATATGTAACTTCAATATATTCTTTGATATTTACACCGCTAACCAATGCTTTCCAATTTTGTAAGGTTTTACAAAACCAAACCACATACATATCAGCAGGTGTTATTTCGTTTGCATTATAATCAAACTCATTAAACAAAACTGTTCTTGCTGCGTTTATTGCTTTTTCTTGTAATTCGTTCATATTTACCTCTCTATATATTGTTCACATGGTCTTATTTGCTTTCTTTCAATCGGAAACTTTCCGTAATTGGCACACCAGCCTCTGTTGGAATGTAAATGATTTGGTCTTTGCTATCTTTCAAAGTATCTACCCATAACCAATGAATGTATGCCTCGTTACCTTTTAATGATTGACCGATGATTTGATTGGCTTTTGCAGTACCCTCTGCACGTTTCACTTCTGCTTGTGCTAGGCTTTCAGCACTATCTAGTTTTGCCTTAGCCTCTAACACCGCAACTTGTCGGTTCTGTTCCGCTCTAGCAAGTTCAGCCTCACCAGCTTTTTGTTGTTGCCATACCATATACATCGGAACACCAAACGCAAAACTCCATGCAACACCAGCGATCATAGCTACCACCAATAAAGCGGATACAATCTTATTCATATTTTTACTCCTTTACATAATCTCCAATACGATATGTTTTTGTTTCTTGCACTACCCATGATTTGTTTTCGTACCCATGACGTTTTTCCCATGCTTGGAATACTTTTGTTAATTCTTCGCTTAGTTCGTCCATGTGTTCGTTCTTAACATCTTTCATGTAATCATCTGAATATTCAGCGATTTCATCATCTAAGTCATAATCAATCACATTCCAAATCAATCGTTCACCATCTACCTCAGGTACATATCGGTATGGATGACCTATTTCTATCGTTGTTTGTAGTAATTCTTCTCGACTTAAAGCATCAAAATCACCGTAGTTATATTCATTTTCTACATAATCTTCGATAGCCTCTTTAATGCTATTTTGTGGTTCGCCAGCTACTTCATCTTCGCACCAACAATATTTTGTTTCATCTTTAACTAGCATTGTTACTCACTCCTTATAAAAGACTAGCCATATTGTCTTTCCCCTACGTTGGCCAATTAGCGGTTCATATGGTAATAAAGGTTTTACCATTGGCAATGTGATTTGCTCTTCATTCCATTTAAAGATTAGTGTTCCGTTTTGTTTTAGTACTCGCCAACACTCAGATAAACCTTGTTTAATATCATCTTGCCATGATTGTTCTAATCGCCCATATTTCAATGCTAAGAACGATTTATCACCAGCCTTTATTAAGTGCGGTGGGTCAAACACTACAAGGTGAAAACTTTCATCTTCAAAAGGCATCTTGCGGAAATCTGCGATCACATCAGGTTGTACAATCAACTTCCTACCATCACATAGTGTTGTGTCTAATGTTCGGTTATCCATATAAACAGTTTCTTCATGTTCTCTATCAAACCAGAACATTTTAGAACCACAACACGCATCCAATATTTTCATATTGGCCACCTAGAACGGAACATTTTCATCTTGGTTTGCGTTTTCAAAACTATCAAAATTAGATGTGCCAGCATCATCATTCATTAATGATGTACCAACAAAGTTTGCTACTACCTCTGTTACATATTTCTTTTGTCCGTCAGCCGTTTCATAGGAACGTGTTTGAAGTCTACCCTCTACGAACGCTCTATTACCTTTTCGTAGATTTCCTACGCTCTCGCCTAGCTTTCCCCAAGCTACACAGTTAATAAAAGCAGTTTGTTCTTTTGTTTCATTGTTACTGTCAATGTATGTATTGCTTGCTGCGACTGTGAATGTTGCAACTGCTTTTCCGCTTTGTGTATAACGCACTTCTGGATCACGTGCTAAGTTACCTAAAATTTGTACTGTATTCATTCAATTCTCCTTTAAATCTTTTGTTCAATACATATCTTGCCTTTGTATACCTTGATGATTTCCTCTAAACTTTCAAAGGTCTTTGCATCGGCTTTCATAATCATCTGCATCTGTTGAGTTGCCTCTTCCTGTGTTTCCACGTTTAGAGGTATCTCAATAGTGATTACCATCTTTCGTTTTTTACTTAGCATTTAACCCCCTAGTAGTAATACATTCCGTTTAAGGATGCCTCTGTATCGTCAATGTACACATCGTAATCTTTGTGAATGTGGCAATCGACTGTTGCCTCATTCCTCATGATTTCAAGTAGGTTATCAATTTTCACTCTAGCCTGTTCTTCGCTAGTCGCTAGTACTGTAAAGCTAACATTGAACGATACATTACAACTCACTTCAAATTCCTTTGGCTTTTGTTTCATCTATCCCCCTATGGCTTGTTTTAATAACTCTTTCCCTTTATCAGATATTTGGCTTTTATCGATTATCTTTGCTGCATCAACTGGTTCAGTTACTACCTCTACCAAGTTACCAGTAGCAGTCATTTCGATTTTCTTTTGCCCAGCATTTAACAATGCTCGTTCATGCTCGGCTTTTTCCCTTGCCTTTAGCAACAAGTGATTGTCTTTGATTGCATTTGCCATACGTTGGCGGTGTGTTTCACGTTCCGCTAATTGCTCGTAGCATCTAATGAATTGTGATCTACAACTTGGCTCGTTATAATCATCACCCATTCTAGGGTTGAACGATGACCAAATTGTTTTTGCTGCTTGTAAAGTTATCCCATCTAAATGTTCTAACCCATGTTCATAGCTATATGCACTAACGCATCTCCTAACTTTTTCCCATGCATCTTGTGCAGTTGGAATTTCCTCATACGCATTTACATAATTACTTATCTCTTCACAAGCTGATAATATTTCACCTACAGATGGATAAAACTTAATCTTATTAATGCGTACAAGATTGACTACTGCTTGCTTTAATGTAACTGGGTTTATATCTGATAAAAACGATACATACGCTCTTACGTTTTCTTCTGACAATTTAGAATTTGGTATCGTTGACTGTAACAACAGAATTACTTCCATTACATCCGCTTTCGCCATATTCCACCTCGCTTTCATTCATAACTTTGTAAATCGCATCTAATGTTTGTTCTGTATTTGTTTTCTTTGTTGTTGGTTTTCTGTATTCGCTACGTTCCCATGTTCTAACCGCTGCTTTCCAATCTTTCATGGAGTTCTTTCCTACTTTCCAACCATTGCTTTCGTAGTAGTCAAAGAAATGTTGTGCATCTACATTGTTATTTCTTTCAATGCAGTATGCTTTAATTTCAGATAGAGTAGGTTTTTCAAAACGCTTGCGTTTTGTTGTAGTGCTTTTTGCACTACTATGTATCTCTTTCTCTATCTCTATATCTATCTCTAACTCTTTCTCTATCTCTGGTGTAGATTTCTCCAAGATTTCTTCAAGATTTCTTGATTGAGTTAGTTTCTTTTGTTTACGTTCCTCTGATATTCTTCGGTCATAAAGCCTTTGTCTATCAGCCTCTGTACTGCCTTTGCCTATGAAGTTCTGAATATCCAACATATAGATAGCACCATTTTCTAGTATTTCTATAAGTCCTAATTCTTTAAACATAGATAATGCTTGTTTGATAGTACCTACTTGATGCCCTGTTACACTTGCCAGCATTTCTGCGTTATAAGGAATGCGATCATTAACCACCAACTTTCCATCATTCTTTAGACTTCGTAGGTAGAGTTTTAAAAGAATATTGCTATACAAGTATCCATCTTTCATACTTTCCAATATCTTCAACTCATCACTATCAAAGAAATTATCTTTTAATCTAAGATAGTAATATTTTTTGTTATCGCTCATAGGCTAGTCCTTGTTTAGACTTTCGATAAACTCTTCTTCTGTTAAAGGTTTACCTAGCATAGCAATTCTAGTTAGCACTTTTGCGATTTCTTCCCTCTCGTTTTCTACAATCAATACGCTATCAGCCATTGCAGAGATTGCACTTAGTTCTTCAATTATTCTGTTATTGAATGTTTGTTCACCTTGGTCTGCTTTATAAAACTTAATGCGATTTTCTACATATGCACTAATCATTACTAATTCGTTCATATTCATCTGTCCTCTTTCCTACTTCTTCTAATAAGTGTTTGCGTATCTCTTTTGCGAACACTCCATGTGCTTGATTGTGGCATTGCATACACAAGCAAGCTAGATTTCTCAAATCACTTAAACCACCTTGTGAACGGAACACTATGTGGTGGCATTGTTCAGCCCTGTAGCCACATATAACGCATTGTCCGTTATCACGTTCATAGGCTTGTTTGCGTGTTACTGAATATAATTTGTTATCCCTTTTCTTTCGATTGTTCACTCTCCCACCCCTCTATAAGAGATTGGATGTACTCACTAGGTTCTAACTTGATACCTAGTTGCGCACATTCATCTGTTAGACAATCAATTAGTCTTGCCATCTCTTTTGTTGTGTAAACGCTGCTGCCGTGGTAGCACATAATATTGTGATAACCTTTGATGCTTTTACATTCACCAGCATCTTCAGCTATCCACCCTATGCCGTGTGCTTGCCATATTTGTATATAGCGTTCAACTGCATCTTCACGGACTGGAACATATGTGAAGTGTCCACAGTCCTTGATAGCCTTTTTGTACACATCCTCTTTTGTTGTGTAACTATGTTTACTAAGTTCAAGCGCTATGTTTTGACATAACACCCAGCAGTAAGCGTTAGCATTTAGACTTCTTAATTTGGTTTTACGTTTGATTTCTACTGTATATTCTTTGTCAGTAGTAATCGTTGATAGATCATTGTCATGTGGTGCTGGTATCACTACCATCACACCTAGCGGACTACGGAGTGTTTCAATATTACTTGTTGTCCACTTCATAACCTTTTACCCAGTCATAAAGTTTTGACATTTGATTTCTTGTAATGTTATCAATCACACCAACACCAAACATTTCAGTTAATTGGTGCGCTACTTGTTCTTCACTTAACCCATGTTCTTTGGCCATCTTCAAGATAATTGCGTATGCATTGTGAGGGTCAAAGTCTTTTTCTTTCTTTTCTTTTTCAGCTGCTGCATTAATTTTTGTATCTTGTAAACCTCGATATACATCAGCACCTACACCAATCATTTTTGCTGCAGTACCTAGTGCATCTGTAACCGCCATCTTGAACGCCTCATCATTTCCGTGGTAACCATTTTTATCTTTTTGAATTAAGAAATCGCCACCATAGCCCGGAATTGGTTTACTCCACTCGTTACCATCTTTGATATAAAGATTTACTTTTACATAAAGCATCGTTTCGCCAGTAGCCTCTACCAATACTTCTTTTGTTTCTACAATGTCAAAGTACCAACCAATGCCACACATACCATATGTTTCGGTTAATATTTCCCATCTCCATTGAGGTGAAATATCATACTTGCCTTTTAGTTTCCCAAACTCGATTGGCTTTAAAGCTGATTGCGGTACACTCTTAACCGCTAAGTATCTACTGTCCATCTATACCCCTTTATACTTGTAACCACGCATTTCTAAGAAATCAGTTAAATCTTTTGCATCCTCTTCGGTTAGGTCATAAACAGTAACTGTTAAACCAGTTTTTGTTTCTACAACTTCCATTGTTTCAACTGGTTCATTTGTGATGCTTGCTCTTGCAGCCTCTTCCATTTCGTTACGTTCCGCAAACTTTGCATTGATTAACTCTCTAGCTTGATCTAGTGGCATATCTTGTACTACATTCCAACACTCATTAAATGTGATTGGTGTTGCTAGTTCGTATTGCTGGTTGCAAGTATCAACAATAAACTCAATCATGCCTTTTTTCTCTGCTAAGATTTGTTTGTAATCATCATCCGATTGTTGCCGTTTTGAAATCTCAATCATCATTCCCTCAATGGAGATTTCAATGTCTTTCATCTTTGCAGTTTTGTTCAACCAGCGTTTATCATGTTGAAGTTGATTTGTGTATTCTTCACGCACTCCATATTTTTCAACCATCTTTTCGATAAACTTATTAATAGCATCTGTTTTAGCTTGCGCCTCTTTTTCATCAAAGTATTTGATTTGTTCCGCAAGTGGTTTTTCTGCATCGTAAACAACTTTCAATACTTCGTTTACTTCTTCCTCAAATAACTCTATCGGTCTTTTGAGTTCTCGTTTCTTTTCTTTACAGAATTTATCAAGTGTTGTTCTGTACTTAACGATTTCATTCTTAGCACTTACCATGTCCTTATAGTTTTCTTCTGTTACTACAAGTCCTTTATACTTTTCTAACTGTGCCTCAAAATAATTTTTAATTTCATCTTTATTCCATTTGAATACTTGTTCATTTTGACTAACAATAGGTGTCAAATTTATTTCCATTTATTTCTCCTTGTGTTAAAATACAAGTAGAGTATTTTCCAATATCTCTACACAAAGTCCGCTGAAACTTCTTCTACACTTTTCACTAGCGGACTTTTTTATTTTCATAAAACTCAATTTCTTCTTCCCATTTGTTGCTTAATAACCAAAGGGTTACACCTAATAAACTTTGGCAAATGTATGTCCACATATCTATTGCATCTAGTTCTAGGCTACCCATTCCGCCAGCAACTAATAGGAAAGCAATTACTTTTAAAGCAGTACACAACTTAATCATTTAAATCTCCTGTGATCACTAGCATTTGGCTAGTGATTTTTCTTATGCCATTTTTTAGTTGATTGTTTTCTTGTTTTAAACTTTCCACCTCTGCTTTCAACTTTTTATATGCCATCGGTGTATATTCATCATCTAGTCCTATAAGGCTTTCAACTTCCTGTTTACTGAACCTAACTCCAGTTAGTCCTTTTATCTGATGAAGTATGCCTTGGTTTCTCATGTTGTATACACTTGTTTCTGTGCATTTAAAAAGTTTCGCTACATCCGATACTGTGTAAACTAAACTTTCAACCTCTTTCATATATCACTCTCCTATAAAAATTACAGTTTAACTGTAATTCGATTACAAAAAAATAATTCTGTGGTATGGAACACCATAAAGATTTTCAATCTTTTTTAATACATGAACATCAGGGGAAGATTTTCCGCTTTCATAACGAATTAGCGTAAACTCACTAATACCAAGCATTTCCGCTGCTTTCTTTTGTGTAAGTCCAGCGTTCACCCTCGCCGCTTTCAAGGTCATTCCATCTTGTACAAAGTTCTCTTGTGTCAATTTATCACCTCGCTTTATCTATTTGTTGATTGTATTGTATTACAGTTAAACTGTAATGTCAACAGTTTTACTGTAAAATTTGAAAAAAATAATTGATTTTTTTACAGTTTAAATATATGATATACATAGTAAATAAAAATTTTAAAATCACAGAGAGGTAAACATCATGAGTGATTTAGGAAATAGAGAAATATTTTCCAAGAATTTACAATACTATATGGATTTATATAATAAGACACGAATGGAAGTAGCAAAGGATAACGGTATCTCATACACTACTCTCACAAGTTGGTTGAAAGGTGATAATTATCCACGTATCGATAAGATAGAAATGTTAGCTAATTACTTTAGAGTTAATAAAGCTGATTTAATTGAAAACAAATATGCTAAAAACGAACCATATTATAATGATCCAGCGGTTACAGAATACGCACAAGCAATAAAAGATAACCCTGATTTAAAAGTTCTATTCGATGCAAGTAAAGATATGACAAAAGATGATATAGACTTTGTGCTTAATACTATCGAAATGTTAAAGAAACGTGAGGGTAAATAATATGGAATTACTATTATCTGTTATATCTATAGTAGCTTATTTCTTTGGTTATCCTACTGTAGCTGGCATTGTAGGTATCATAGCTACACTATTATTTATATTATTCTATTCTAAGCAAAATAAACCTTATGCGGTTTTCGTTCCGTGGTTAATCATTTCAATTCTACTAAATGTATTATTTATTAATTACAAACCTAACTTTGTATTAAGTATCGGAATAGTTTCTTCAATGTCCATATGGCTTACATCTGTATTAGTTTGGTTATTCAGTTTAATAACAAGTAAATAATGTGGAATTTTATACACATATAATGAGATACAATAACCCCATAAGGGGGAAATGTATATGAATATAGTTTTGATTTACACTAAGTTAAGACCAACTCAAAATGCAGTACTTACTTTAAATGATGATGGCACATACACCATCTTAGTTAATAGTGATAAACCTATTGATGTACAACGTAAAGGTATATTACATGAGATAGGTCATATATTAAACGATGATATGTACAGTCATGCACACATTGATTTGTTAGAGAAAATGGCACACGCAAGGGAAATAGAGTTTGAGGGCATCAACTTCTACACGCATATATTGTGAGGTATACTATGCAATACAACTTTACAATAAGAAAAAAGGATAAAGGGTTTCAAATCATAGTCGCATACAAAGACGGCTATAAATGGAAACAGAAATCTAAACAGGGTTTTAAAACTAAACGTGAGGCTAAGGAATATGGACACGTTATAGTTAAAGAGTTGGACAAAACCGCACTACTCACCAAAGATACAGAATTGAAAGAATTAACTTTCAAGGAATTTGCGGATATGTTCCTTGAAATAAAAAAGGCACACGTAACGCATAGTACATTAACAATGTACAATCATGCGGTGTGTGCTTATCAATCAATTCATAATATGCGGTTATCAGATATTAAACCACTACACATACAGAATGTAGTAAATAAAATGGCTACATCACCTACTACTATCAATTCGTATTACAAGGTAGTAGAACGGATATTCTACATAGCAATAAACCCATACAAGATAATTAGTGATAACCCATGTACTGGTGTTAGGCTGCCACGTATGGAACGAAAGAATATGATCCATACAATATCGGATGAAGATTTAAACCAGTTCGCAAAGTATATGCGTGAGAAATATCCACAAGCCTATTACTTTTTACAAATAGCAAGATATACTGGTATGAGGTTTAGTGAAGTATACGGACTAACATGGAATGATATTAGCCTAGAAAATCGCCAAATTCACATCAATAAGCAACTTTCTCTACGCAAAGGTGCAATTACCTTTGAGAAAACAAAAACTGCCAATTCGGTGCGAATTTTGCCAATTCCGCCTATATTAGAAAATATACTTATAGAGTACAAATCACATGAGTTAGAGTTTGAACATGACCTAGTATTGAACCCATATAAAAAGAATGGTGTTAAGTGGCAAATCAATACCTATCTAAAACGCTTTGGAGATAACTTATCTGCACACAATTTAAGACACACCTATGCTACAAAGCTATTAGCGAATGGTCTTGATGTGAAAACTGTATCATCGTTACTTGGTGATACACCAGCAATGGTTATGAAAACATACGTACATTATAACGATGAAATGAAAGCAGCAGCATCAAATGCAGTTGCTAATATTTTTAAATAATTTTTTGACGATTTTTGACGAATTAGATAATCGACTATTAAAAAGCACAGTAAATAAGCACTTCTTTAAAACTACAATCTTAACAATCATAAAAGGTTATATCTTATTAATTTATTTCAGATTTCAAAATACGTTGTAATAATCAAAGTTTTATATCGTAGTTTAGTAAAGCCAATAACAGAAAATATAATATTTCAAAATCAGTTTTTGACGAATTTTTGACGGAAACTAAAAAAGAGGGTAGCAGTTACGCTACCCTCAATTTGTTTATTTATCAAGTTCTACTAATCTATGTAGTTCACCATTCACAAACCACATTTCACAACGCACGTTGTCTTGGTCAACTAATGTTGCCATGTATAGCCCATCTTGATTAGGTTGAATATCTTCTGCGAATTGATGTGTTTTTCCCTCGAATGTAAATACTTGCGCCATAATGTTTCCCTTTCTTAGTGAATAAGTAGTTGTTACAAGCCGTGTAACTCGGAGATATTTTGGATCACCTCTACCATCTAACAACTTTAACTAATGCGGATGCACCTTTAAATTCTGAACCTTTAAAGTGTGCTAGCCCTTGTACTTTTTTATCTTCATACCCTACAGTTTCATATACTTCACCATTAGTCATTACTGTTACACCAGCCAATATACTATGCGGTTTATCTAGCTTAATTTTGTATACATCCACCTTTTGTTCATCTGTATTAGCAACTACTGCGGTTCTATCAGATTTTTCAGTTGCTGCTTTAGGTACATTAGGGTTGCTATGTGCAATATCCTGTTTCACCTTTTCTGCAGCCTTTTCAATTGTAGGTGCTTGCGTATAATAAGTCGCTACTGGTTGAGTTCTTTCCTTAATGGAAATAACTTCTTGTGCTTGTTGTTCTGTAACATGAATTGCTTTTGATAATTCTTTAGGTGATTTAGCTTGTTGTTGAGTTATCATAACAGGATTTTCAATCTGTTTCTGTTTATACAGATGATAGCATCCCATACACACTAACATAAATACCAACATAGGAATTAGCACCTGTGCGGTACGTTTATGTGTTTTTAGATAAGTTAGTACCTTACGTAGATAAAACATCCACCTATGCCCCCTCTACCTCTTCCATTAGCATTTTTAAAGCCTTAAACTTTTCATCTGCAAATCGATTATTTAGACTTTCACGTAACACGCTACTATTCCATTCAAGGCTCATACACGTATCATAGATGCCAGCGATTAAGTCATAATCAAACCGCTTATCATCGATATAGGATAAGTTCGGTAGTTCAATACCTAATGCTTTTTCCATTAGTTTTAACGCATCATTGAACATATTAACGATTTCACCAGTACCATACTGTACCGCTCGACTCCATATTACATCCTTTAATGCATTAGAATGTTTATCTACATTAAACATATTCTGTCTTAGGTACTCACACGCTACATCATAGTAAGCACTTTTAATATAGTCATGTTGCATCTGTTCAAAACCTACCGCATCAAGTGTACCTAATTCTTGCCACTTAGCAATAAAGCCATCAGAATTGATTTCACCGCTATCAATCAAGGCTCTTGCGTAGTCTTTGTAAAAGCCATCTTGCTTTAACCCCCAACCAAGAAACGCATCAACACTACCACAATTACTTGCTAGTTGATATGTTCCGTAAGAGATACCGCCAGCATCATTGATGCCACTAGATACACACGCTGGATCACCATTACTTTCATATTCAGCACTCAACTGTCCTAATTCAGCCATTCTAATCACTCCTTTTCATTGTCATTGCTGCCCCCATTTGTATGTGGGGAGCGTTTAGAACCACTAGCAGCACCGATATAACCACCAAGCACACCAACTATTACACTTGCCAAGTCCTTTTGTTCAAGATAAATAGTCATGATTAGTGCAGCCGCTAGTGCCACTAAGGTTATAGTGTCCTCATAATTAATCTTCATTTAATCGCATCCTTTATTGATTTAACGAACGCTATCAACTCTTTAATCAAATTCATCGCACGTTGAAACCATATACTTTCCACAAATTCAAGTTCAATCATGTTTTCTACAATACTTGCTAACTCTACCATGATAGGTACTAGATATAACAAGGTGGATAGAAATACATCAATTCTGCCTAATACAGGAACATCTACATCAGGCAAAATCAACATGATAAATGACAACAAGAAAATCCAAGGATAAGATTTAACTAACTTCTTAGTCATATCTGCCCTTAGCTTTCCACTTACTAGAAATCTATGTGTTTTTCCATTAATCTCGACTGGCGCCCAACCTCGCCATACCATAGCTAGAATAGTATTCTTGATTGTGATTTCTCTATTCGTGGCTAAATTATAATTGCGTGCCTCAACTAAGACACGCAACAATGTATCAACAAACACCAACACAACACTCGTAAATATAGCTAGTGATATTCGCACCGCCTCTACTACGTTAAACCCCTCTGCTATGAAAGGTGATAGTACAACTTCAATCATGCTTACTCTCCAATTCGTTCTATTTTGATATTCAACTTTCTATCACTCGTCAATATTTCTTTTCTCCATCCGTCAATATTGAATGTAGCCTTTTTGGTTGGATAACTAGCAGCAATAGATACATTGACTTCAATGTCTTTTGATGCAGTTATATTAAATTCATTACTCTCTTCGGAGATGGCACGTACAGTCGCTCTATACTTCCCTTTAGGTAAGTACACAAACATTTTTTCTGTTCCCCTTACATCATTTGTGTACTTCGACCACTCCCATCTATTAAAGGAAATTGGACTTGTTTGGACATAACTCTTATTTCCGTTTGATGTACGTTGCACAACAAGGGCGGTTTTATCACCGCCCAATCGTGCATAGTATGTTTTACCATTAATTACTATCGGTAATCGATTATCGCCTACATCACGCAAGTTATCAGTTAGTTCAAATGTTAAGGTATCATTCCCTTTCTTAACTTTTAGATTAGGCATTATTCAACATACACCTCATTTCCACCAGTAGCACTCCACAATTTCAATCGGCTATTCAAGGATGTTTGTACCCTGCCCCAAGATTTCCATTGATTAGCCATGAACATACGATGATATGTTTCGCCATTGAATGCATGGAATGTTTGGTCTATCATCGCACCTTTGCCAAAATTCATTACGATTAGCATACCTTGTTTGTGCGAACGTGGAGGGTTATTAGCACCGCCATCAAAATTGATTTCGATTGCACCTTGTGTTGTGAGTGTGTTCCAGTCTGTAGCCGCATCAATTTTTGTATATGGAAAACCTAATTGGTCTACTTCTGTTTTCTTAACAAAGTTATCGTCTACATCCTTTTTCTTATAGATAGCCGTTCCGTAATGTTTGGTGGTAAGTACTGTGAAACTATCTGTACCATCATAGTGCTTAAATTCCTTACCTTTAATAAACGTATTAACGGAGTTATCGCCAAGTTCTACATTACCAGCAGTAGATACCTTAGCCATACCAACACCATGACCATCTGGTTTATACCCCTCAATCAAGGTATTGTTAGCCATTTTAAGTGCGCCATTCAATGTGCCGCCTGTTAGTTTGAGATAATCAAGCGTTGCTAATCGTGCGGTATTGATAGAGTTTTGATAGTCTTTGTTTGGATCACCAACATAAATATCAACTTGGTGCCGCTTGTTCGGTTTTTCTGTTAAAACTGCAAAATAGAATTTTCCGTTGTAGTAAGCTATATCTTCGATTTCAGTAGTTCTATTGATTTCAATAATCTGTTTGACTGTGCCAAATGGTGTACATTCTACCAAGCTACCAAGAGTTGCACTCATGATACACCCATTTAACATGAAAGCACCATTGTTATTGAAATCATCGTATTGGTAATCAACTTGATATGATTTCATTTTCACAAAATCATCATTGTATAAGTTGATTTCACGCAAACGTTGTTGACCGCTAATAGGTACGATACTTACATAAGTCCGTGTGATTGGGTCATAGCCAATATTGAATACACGTTCATTTAATGTGATAGTACGTTCATATTGCATTGTATCTGCATTAAGTACTGTTAAGTTATTACCATTTTTTAAGCCATTGGCAAGATAAATCTTGTTAGTGTTTTTGTTATAACACATTGTGTTACAATGCCCCATTTTATCTGGGTCATTAAACTTGTACGTGCCTACAATTTCAAATGTAGATGAATTGAGTTCATATAATACTTGGTTAGTACCATCACCGCTAATACAAGCTAATACGAATACGTTTTTCTTATCGTTGTAAGTGAACCCTTGGCATTGGTTCACCTCATCGCCGTATTGGATGTTTTTTACAAACGCAATATTATTTGCACCTTTAAGCATTGGTGTTTCAGTCGGATAGAACGGCTTGATATTGCTATATGTACCCATATCCATTACGCTATCGACTGTGTTAAACGATAGATGCTCATTGATTTTGTAGATGCCATTAGGTATCAACAAGATTTTATTTTTCAAGTTATCATTAGCACGTTTAAATGCTGCGGTATCATCTACTACACCATCGCCTACCGCCCCAAAGTCTTTTACGGAAACGATACCATACAAGCTATCTTTAGGAATAAACTTTGTATCTGCCTCTGTTTTTGTAATTAAACCACCGCCATTAGGCAATGCAATTTGTTCTGCTTTACTTGCTGCGACTTCTGCACGTTTAGCAGCATCTGTTGCTTTGATAGCATTACTTGCGATTGATGTTTGTTTATTATCAATGTCATTCTTTAAGGCCTTAGCTTGGTCTACAAGATTATTAATATCTCGTTTATCAACTGTAGTCTGACCTGCATAAGCCTTTGCATCTTTCACTAATCGTTCTGCCGTAGCAACATTAGTTGAGGATGTATCAAGTGCAGTATTAGCGGTTGCCAATTTATCATCAACAGTAGCTGCAATCGTTTTTATTTCTTCACCTAATTTGTTAATGATGTCTGCGTTAGCATTAATCTTATCGGACTTTTCAGAAATAACATTCATTGCATTAATTGCATCATTAGCAGCTTTCACGGAACGCTCTACAATATCCCTTGCAACTTCATTAGCGTTCTTGTCGCTATCCACTCGAATTTTTAAGGAGCGGTCTAGTTCCGCTTTCATTTCTTGTAAAATGAGTATGATCTTATCGGTGGCGTGTTCGATATTCTCGAACGGATACTCATCAGGCAAGTCCATATCTTGTGAAATAGGTGTTTTACGTTCCAAGATAACCTTTTGCCCTACGGCTAGTGCATCCCCATTAGCTGGGTAAATTACCGATTTGGTGCTTTCGTCATAATCGATATTGCCTACTTGTACCGCCTCTGTACCATCTTCATCAACGATAGTTAGTTTAATATCCTCGATTTGCACGAAATCATATGGGAAAATAAACTTCTTATTTCTCCCATCACATTGATACACTACAGATGGTTTTAGTACTTCTGGTGTCAATTTAACATCCCCTTTCAATGTATATAAATAGGACTACCCATTACGGATAGTCCTTATTTATCAATGTTTCTTTTTGTCTTTTTTAGTTTTAAGTCTGCGGTCAAATGTAATAGCCATGATTACATCTTCTAAGGCTGCATCGGTATCGGTGAACGTATATTTAGCTAATGTCCATAAGCCGTCAGTTACAGTATCACTAAACCCAGTTGCTCGGTTAGCTAACTGGCTGAAACTTCTGCCTACATCAATACCATCTTTTTTATCACTCATAATAGCGTTACCTAAATCGTAGAATTTCTCAACGATGCTTAATGCCATAACGCTATTACCTTTATTAAATACCTTTTCACCTAGAATGTATTTCATAGCCATATTTGACATATCACGGATGATTGGTACACCCATAGTACCTTGTGAAACTAATTCTTCGATAAATGACTTAGCTAAATCTTCAGGCTTATCATCATCGCCATTCGTCATAGCTTTATATGCCATCATGCCTATTGCTTGTGAAATCAATGTCCACCATAGCATTTTAACGAACCTTGCATAATCGCCGTTATCCTTACGTGCATAGTTACCCTCTGTAATGATGTTATAAAGCGTATTAGCGTAGGAATAGAACGGAACGAATAATTGAGTAAATGTAGAACGTGATCGTTGAATAGCAGCAGCATCCTTTGTATCACCACTACCAAATATATCACGTACTGCTCTATCGCCAGCTTCAATAGATTGTTGCTCTACCCATTCAGCACTCACTCCCTCTTTACCAAAAAGTTCAGCTTGCTTTTGGTCATATGCAAATTTCCATACAGGAATGGATAATGCAAAGTCTGTTTCCGTAAGTAATCTGAACCCCATTTGATTTATATCATCTCGAATGTCAGCTAACTGTTCTACCTTATAACCACCAACATTTGTATCGCCCAAACGTAAGCCTTTACCTGCAATAGATAAACCTTGTTTTAAATCTTTATCTAAAGTTTGTATACGTTCACGCATGAAGATTGATTGACCCAACACAAAATCTCTAGTGTTGTTATAAGTAGTTGTGCCGTGTCCGTAAAAACCAATACCAGCATGATTGATAGCTCTAATGGTATTACCTACACCGATACGATAGAACGCAACAGGAATGTTCAACGCATTTTGTAATGCTACTGATACTCGACCAGCCATTACTGCGGTTGATGTATTCTTTTTCAATGTAAGAATAAGTCTATCAATATCGTTTGTTTTAGCCGCCTCATCTTGCCAGTTATCACGAACCCAAGTACGTAAGAATTGGTAGGTGTCAGCACCAAACTTATCTACAATGTAGTTTTGCAATTCTCTATTACTGATTAGCTTATTAACGTCTGTTACCGCCTTACGCATTGTAACGTGATTAATAGCCTCTGTGATTGCGTTAGGAATAACATCAAAATCAAGCAACAATGATTTATCCTTAACCACATCTAAACGTGATTTGGTTGCACTCATACCAGTTCCCCATACTGCATTACTACTTACCATAGTTTTTGCAATATCTTCAACTTGGTTATCACTAACAGATGCATTTACCTTAGGGTTATATACGATAGGGAAATATTGCCCCTCAATGTTTCTACCGCCAATAGTGAATGTTAAACCCTCTACTTTCTTCAATGGGTTACCATAAAGTTCTTCTTGAACCTTACTACGTTCTTCAAAGAATGAATTGATATGATCCCATGTGCGAATAACAAACTCCCAGTCCTTATCAGTCATGTGTTCTTGGAACGCACGTTCAATTTCAACCTCATTTGCTTTTGTGGTTTCCATTACACGTTGTCTATTGCTTTCCGTACCCCAGTTAAGGGCAATCATGATAAGTTGCTCTTTTGTTAAGCCGTGCAGTTCACCAACTGT